CATAATACCAATCATTTATTTTTTCTAGTTTTTTATTGTCTTTTCCAAAGATCAATAATTTTTGTGTGTTCATGATGTTTTTAACCTCCATCAAATTGTTTGTATTTATGGATTATACCAATCCATTTAATTATTTGTAAAGTATTTCGTTAATTTGGTCCGATTCAGTCGGTTTAATAATGATTTTTATTATTTCATTATCCATTTTTTTTACCTCCATTTTTTTAATTGTTTGTTTGCTTGTTAAATTCTACATATAATTTAGCGGTTTTATTACAGCATGGTTCAAAGTAGGACGAAGTATATTCTTTATTTTTTATAATTTTTTTACATTCAGAATAATGCTCAATATTAACTTTAATATCTACATACTTACAATATAAGTAGAAATAAATTTTTTTAATTAATTTTTTCATCTTTAACCTTCTTTTTAATGTATTGTTTGTTTGCTGCTGGTTTCGTTCTTTTGAACTCATCAGGGATAATACACATTATCCGACCAATCAGAGCCAGAAGGGGAGTTTAAGCCCCTTCTAAGTTATTTTCAAAAACTATTCTATGCACATTTTGAGCGTAACTGTTATGTAAATCATTCCCTATATTTTCAGCCCATTCAAAAAAATCTGTATCATTTTGAACGTGCTTATAAACTCTACCTTGTCCCAAAAAATAAAGATCAAAATCAATCATTCTAAAGAACAAGTATGTATTAGCAACCTTCTGACCTGTTAAGCCGCCAAGATGAGCAGCCAGCCTAATCAGTTGCTGTAAATTGTGTTTTTCGTTTTTTCGTATTATTTCAGCAATCAGTTTGCCAATTGCATCATGTTTATTTTCTTGAATCCAAAATGTATTCATTTTTTTAACCCCTTTAATGGCTTGTTTATGTGTTGTTAGAATCCATACTATCACCGTAAATAAATTAATTGCAACTTTATTTTTTAAAATTATGTTTTTAGGTTTGGAAGAATAGGGGAGTTGTTTATATTTTGGCTGCTAACTATTTTTTTACATGGTGAAAATTATTAACTATTTATTGGCTATTTTTTGAGCATAGAACGGGCTTTTATTTTATTAATAGGGGAGTGATAGGGGAGCGTTTCAAAAGGTTCTCCCCTGCTGTTATTTATAAAGAAGGATTTTTTTATTTTTTTTGATATTTTCTTATAACCATCTCCAACAGGTACAAGGCTACTCTATGAGAAGTGGGATATTTAAGGGGAAAATATATCGGTGATATAGTTACTACAGTGTTGTTGTTTATTGTAGGTTTACGATTAATTAAACTTAACATATAGATATTATTTATACTTAAATTATATATATTTATGTTGTTTAACTAGGTTGCAAACTACCGCCGATAGACCGACTGCCATACATAGTATGTATATGAGGTATATAGAGCGTTGAAATACTATTTTTAGATATAGGCCACCCCTTATATATATACCTAAAATCGCTAACTTTTCTGATTAATACAAGCATTGGTATTCCCGTCCCTATACCCCTTGTATAATCCTGGCAGCGGAGCTATCCCCACCAGTGAAAGTAACCCTGTAGGTCTTGGTCTTTTTTGGGTGACCTGACTCACCTACTTCGTTACTGTGCGGTTACATTAGATGTAAAAAATAGTATACTGATGATTAATAAATGGTCAAGAGCGACCATTACGTCTAAGCTCTGGAGGGCAGATGGCTATACAAAATATGCTTGCAAAAAGTAGTTCAGGAGTCTCTGAAATAGAGAGACGAGTATTAAAGGCTATACCCGAATGGAAGAAATGGACTAGGCAGCTTAAACAAGTCTATGTACTACTCCCCGTCTTTGGATCTAGTGATCAAGGTATAGAAGAGATGTGTGAAGAGTTCGGGTGGAATAAAAAGAAACTATTAGACAAGATAGAAGAAGACCAAACATTTAGATTAAAACTTGCTCAATATAGAGATACGGACTCCTACCCTATCTTTCCTGGATCTAAGAAAACATATATTAAGAAGTCACATCTAGATACTGTGTATGCTCATGAATCAGCCGTTCTTAGTTTTATGCATTTAGAAAGAGCAAAGGCTCAAGGAAGTGCTGGTGTAAATTTTGCACTTAAGATGATGGCTAACGGATATTTAGAACACATGGAGCCTGTCTCTTCAAGGCCAGAGATAAAATACTTTTTGGAAGACGAAAGACAACCTGGCATAGTGCAAGACAATGGTCATGTACCAGAAGTTGATTACTCAGGAGATGGGCTTCCTGAATTATGATATGGATAGGAGAAATAAATGGCTAACCTATATGAAGCGTATCCTTGGCAAAAAGAGATGCACGAGTCCAAAGCTAAAATTAAATTTGTACAGGCTGGAAGACGAGCAGGTAAAACTAGATCTGCTCTACAGGAAGCATTACGACAAATCAGAGAAGCATCAATAAACCCTGTACAGTTTCCAGGTAAGAAAGAAAAGTTAACCGCAGAACAAGCAGGACTTGTACCTCCTATTCATATTTGGACTGTTGCACCTACAAGAGCACAGATGATGCAGGTATGGAATGAGATGCAGGCCTTTATTCCGAAACACATAGTTCGTAAAACAAGAACCAAAGCACAAGCTGGTGGTAGAGGTGGTGGATTTAAACAAGATGACCTTCATGTGTGGTTAGATTTAAAAGATGAGAAAGGCAACTGGTTACCCAACAGATGGAGACAATCTGTATTTTGGGAACTTAAGTCTGCTGACAACCCTGAAGGATTACAGACTGTAGGTCTTGATTTTCTACACATGGCAGAATCCCAAGACATCAAAGAAGCTGCGTGGAACAAGGTCAGACCTACACTTAACTCTCCTGGAAGATTGGGTAGGGCCATTGTTGAGGGTGTTCCTCCAGAGAGTTCTCAGCATTGGTTTGCAAGGAACTTTAAGATTGCAAAGGAAACTCCTTCTACAAGAAGACAGGCTTTTCACGCATCCACCTTTGACAACCCCTACCTGACAGAAGATGACAGACTTGAGATTGAAGAAGAGAAAGGATCTCTTACTGAGGGTATATGGGAAAGATTCTATATGGCAAAACAACCAGAGGGAGCAGGTAACTTTTTTAGAAATATAACAAAGGCATACACCAAAGATGCCTACGAACTTATGCAGCCACTTGAAGAAGCAAGTTATGTTGCAGGTCTTGACTTAGGTAGAGCCAATGATCCAACAGTCATGGTAATCAAAGATAGAATGACAAGAACATCCGTATTTGCAATAGAACTTATGAAGACTGATTGGTCACTTCAGGTAGAAACAATCAAGAATGAAGCTATTAGATGGAACATAGAAGAGGTCTACATGGACTCAACAGGACTGGGTGGTAAGCTGGGAGAAGACGTGCTGTATCGTGAATTACTTGAACATTCTATTCCTGTAATAGGATACAACTTCACACCAAGTAAAAAGTATCAGTTGTTCTTAGATTATGCATTGTCACTTGAAAAAGAGACTGTTGCATTTCCACAGAGTTGGGGTAAACTAATAAGTCAGTTAGAAGATATTGCTCATAGGGAAACGGCAAATCGAGGTCACCAGTTCTATTCGGTGTCTGGAGGTAGGGATGACTGGGTTGATGCAGAATGTTTAGCTTTAATGGCTTGCGATCCTGCACAAGAAGTCATGGAACTACTTACAGCTCCTAGATCAAAACGAGGTATTAAACCTCTAAATAGCAACTACAGAAGCAAGGGATCGAGGATCTTGAGGTGGAGAGAAGAGAGAAAACTCCTTGCCATGGAAGAAGAAGGAACTAAAGCCTTATGACAATGAGTTATGGTTCAGGTTCTGGCAGCAGTGTCAACCCTGAAGAAGAGATAGCACGAGAGGGTGCTAATCCGTTAGAAGAGCCTTTACTTACTATTGAGTGGGTAGAGAATACTCTTGAAAGCGGAAGAAGAAAATTTGACACATTCTACGACAACTGCGAAGAAGCCGAAGATTTTTATTTATCAAACTTTGATTTTTCAGTTCCAGAGACAGGTTCACAGATAAGACTTGGAACTGCAAGTTCAACAATCAACACACTTGTTGCTCACGTCACACCACAATTTTTAGATATATCAGTACCACCACCAGGTCCTAAAGGAAGTGCAAGAGCAGAACTGCTTGAGAAGTTTCTCAGGGGTGCGAATCATATGCTTGAGCAGTTCTCACCAACAAGAAGAGAAACAGCAAAACACATGGCACTTTATGGAGTTGCCTTTGAAAAGACTGAATTTGCAGCCAACAGATGGGAAGAGTTTCCTGAGCCACCAGAAGATGGTGACATTGGTAATTATCAAGAGCAACTACAAGATGTACTTAACAGAAGAAATATAAACTGGCCTATAACCTCAACTTGCGTAAATCCCAAGATGATGGTTTGGGATATCAACAATATACAGAACCCACGATGGGTGATGCACTTTTACGAAATTGATGCATCATGGGTAAAAGCTCACTTTCCGTCATGGGATGGACCTGTAGAAGGAACAGTGGAATTTGTGGAAACCTGGACTCACAGTCAAGTATGTTACATGGCTGAGGGCAAATTCGCATTAGAGCCGAAGCGACACGGCTACAAGACTTTGCCTTTTACAATGTACTGGCCCCACACAGGTCTAATGAGTGACGGGTATGATCCCGAAAAACTCTACAGAGGAATACTGCATGGTAACTTTGATATGCTTAGAGCAGAATCAAGACTTGCATCTCAGTACCTAGATATTGTTGGTAACAGTGCTTGGCCTACTAGAGACTTTAGAGGTCCTCCTGGTATTACAGAACAGGTTATGGAACAGTACG